GGCTCTAAAAGCGTGTGATTCAGTTCTTGGAAATTGTCTGTAATATTCATTTAATGCGTCAGGGTCATTTTTTAAGGAATCTACCTCGTTTTGCCAATAATTTATAGCGTCTTGATAAATGTAACTACCGTCTATACCTACTATTTCTTCTTGGTACATTTTTAAAACAGGCATTCCATATCTATCTATAAAACCTTCCATATTCCATTCCATAGGAATAAATAAAGAATACAAACCGCTCCTTGTTTGCCCGTTGGCATTCCTTTCTAAAACATTAGAATTGTAAAATAATTTTTTAAAATTTTCTCCACCTTTACCCAAAGCATTAGATGTAGACCCCATCATACACTTACCAATTATTCTACTTCCTAAACGTAAACAAGTTTTAGTTACTCTCCAATTGTTTAGAATATTATTTGGTTTAATCCACTTACCACTTTCATCGTGAACTAATAGTAAAAGTTTTTCACCATCGTATGAGTTATCATCTGTGTTTTTCCAATCAATAGTTGTATCTAATCCTTCTATCAAATCTTCTTCTACATCATACATATTCTTTTTTGTAATCTTAGAGGCAGGGACTCGATAAGCTAACTCAGTCTTAGGTTTATCCATCCCATCCATGATTGGTTTGAAAAAAAAGGGTAGACGATTATTTATAGGAACGACTTTATCAGTAAACATTTTTTTTGCATCTGAACCCGTTTTAGATAATATACCAACGCGAGAATCTTTTGCTAAAGTTGCAGTATTGACACACTCAGATGAAGACATAAAAGAAAACCCTGAACGTCTAATTTTTAAATAAATCATTCCAAAACTTCTTGCATCAGCTTTACATGCTTCCCAAAAAATAAACAATATTCTATTAGCTTCGCGAAAATCAGGATAACCTACATCAATGTTAGTCCATTGTAAATACATGTAGTGACCTCCTGTGATATAAGTAGGATTGCCATTATTATAAAACCATACTCCATACTCCCTTCTATCAAACTCTTCTTCAATATAATCTATCCAACGATTTTTAAAATCTTTTGGCATTTCATTCCACTGAAAAATAGACTGTATTCGCTTTAGAGGTTTTGGTAATTCACTTCTTTCCCAATATTGATTTTCCTTTGTAGAGTGTCTTTGAAGACACTCTTTAGGTTTTTTAGGTAATGCTATTTTTAGACCACTGATTTCTATTACTTTTTCTATCTGCCCTGTTTTAGAAATAATAATAACATCATATTTTTTATTATATCCATACACCCAAGAGCGATGTTTGTTTTTATTAGTAACAACTCCTTTGGGAATATAGTTTTCTAACTCTCTATATAAACTTTTATTTTGACCTTCTTTCTGCAAACCCCTGTTTTGAATCTATTTTAACATTAACTTCTCCACTATCAAGTGCTTCTTTTTCCTCTTCAATTCGTTTTAGTATTTCAAATGCATCAAAGATACAAAGCTTCTTTGTAGCTGCAGCATTTTTTAATCTATCTGCAGCAAGGTCGTCATCAGGGTCCGGTTTGATTATTTTTTCTTTTGCAACTTTTATAAGTTGTTCAACTGCTTGATGTCCTGCATCAATAATTTTTAATTTAATTTCTTTATTGTTTTTTATCATAAATGTAGAGTTATCGAGTGGTCAAACACTCGGTAAATAGTTTCATTGTCTAAATAAAATTTATATTCTTGAAAAGGTTTATAAGAAACTGTATCTCCTTTTTTTATTCCATATGATTTTATTTTATCATTTAAAATAACTATCTCTCCCATCAAAGGTTCTTTAGTCAAGGGTTTATATATATAGCTTTCAGTTGGCGGTATCCCTTTTATAAAACAATATCTGTCATATCCATGCCACTCTTCATTTTGCTTGTAAGCAAAGAACTGTTCCGGGTCTAATAGAAATATATTGTCTTTTAAAAAACTTTTGCCGCTTTTTCTTCTTCCCTTCATATCGTTATAAAACTTAAATACGTTGTGGTGAACCAATAGAGTGTCTCCTTTTTTTATAGGACCACAATAATTTAAAGGCGTTTCTAATACTGTTGCCTGTCTATTTGAAAACTCTGCATTTTCCTCAGATGTGTTTAAAATTATTTCAGTACCTGCGATTTCTTTTGTATTGTCATATCGCCTGTTTTTGACAGGGGTAACAATAAATTGATTTAAAGATTTCATTAAAATTCTATGTTATATTCTACTGAAATAGGGACAGTTGAAGTAAACTCTTTCCAACATAAAACCTCTTGAGTTTTAGGGTTTTCTATCCAAATTTTATGAGATGAAGTTTCAGATTCATACTGAATTAGATGTATGGTATATCTTCCACCTAATACGTGTTGACCAACAAGATAATGCATTGCTCCTGATTTATAATCGGGACCAATAGATATTTTTCTAATATCCATTTAATTAAATTTATTTATCCGCTTTACAAGCGTCAAGTTCTGCCTTCAGTTCTTGAATAGCTTTTACTAACACAGGTATTAATGCTGCATTACCTACTTCCCAAGCATCAGGGTTATTTTTATTTAATAAAGATGGTAAAATTTCTTTAGCTTCAAAATCTTCAATAGTTTCATCAATATCTTGTGCAACGAAACCTGAATCTTTTTTTCCTTCTAAACTGCCATCACGTCTATCCCAATCCCAAGTTACAGGGTCTAAACTTAAAATAAAATCTAAACCTATAGGCAACTCTTGAATATTGTTTTTGTCTCTTAAATCTGAAAGAGCCGAAATAACCTGTGTGTTACATCTTAGGGTAGTTACATTGTTGTCTCCTAAAACAACTTCGTTGTCTGCTTGTGCTTGAGAGTTGTGACCTAAGTTTGTAGTGTTTGTAAACCCTACCACTGTTGAACCTGCAGCTTTACCCACCGCAGTATTAGTAGTACCTGTTGATAGTTGTTGTAATGCATCAACTCCTAAAGCTACATTAAAATCACCACCCACTTGATTTTGTAAAGTATTTGCTCCTAATGCAACATTAAAGAAACCGAGGTTTGCAGCTTGTGAAGTATTAGTTCCAATTCCAATATTGTTTTGTCCACTTGAATTTGTACCTGCTGAGTTTCCAATAAAGATATTATTTGCTAACTCGCTGCCTCCTGCTGAACCGGCATTACTCGCAGCATCATATCCTATCACTACGTTGTTTTGTATTATCTGTCCATTGCCTCCTGCAAGTCTTGCTGCACTAAAGCCAATTAAAACATTTCCTACTGAAGTTACATCAAAATTATTTGCTACGTTATAACCTATAGCAACTGTTTCAATTACATCTTCAGTAATACTTTGAAACACTCCACTTCCTAAAGTAACAGAATATTGTATGGATTGAGCAGAATTTAATTGAGTTGAACCAACTAATACAGAATCGTCTGCTATAGGTATAGTTGATGCTAAATCAATGCCCACTGCAACTGTATCAGTAGGTGATACTACTGACTGTAATGCTCCTTTTCCTAAATTAAATGAAGTATCATTATTTATATGAGTTGCCTCACACGCTAATGTCCCGACAATTTTAGTTGTATCTTGAGCAACACTTCCTGAACCTCCTACAATATACGTAAGAGTATCGGTTTCAACAGGTAAATTAGCTGCTGAACCATAAAACATTTTAGTGGCAGTCAATGTATCAGTAGCAGGTGTTGGTACTAATCCTATAATATCCCCAAGTTTATAGTTTTTAGTTATATTACTATCTCCTACATCAGTACCAATAACTTTATCGTTAATAGTAGGTGTAGCATCTATTGTATAGGTGGATATTTTAGCCATTTGTTATTTTTTATTTTTAGTGACTTCTCCTGTTTTTAAATTTATCACAGAATCTTCACCATATTTTTTTATTAATTTTTGTTCTTCTTGAGAAAACTTTGCTCTCAATATATTAACGTCTGACATCAAGTTATGTTGAACTATGACTGCGTCTCCAAGTTGAACTTTTTTTTCTACAAACTCCTTTTGTAAGTCTGTTATAATTTTTAATTCTTCTTCAGTTAAATTTGCCATTTTATTTAATTTAATTAATTACAAAGTTACAAATTATTTTTTTCTAATCTTTTCAATCGACCTTCCACCAAAATATGCCGAAATAACTGTGATTAAAACTAATTGCAATAAGTCTACCCAACTTGCTTTTACTTCAAATTTTATTACTCCTGCATCTATGAAAACTAACAGGACGGTGGATACTACTAAAAAAATAAGAACCATAGGTCTCACATTTTTTGAAAGCCATGAGTCTGAAGTCATGTCGGTTTTCCATCTTTCGCTTATATTTTTTTGTATATCTTTTTCGGCATCAAGAAAAATTTTAGTCATTTCTTTTTCAAACTCATCTTTTTCTTCTTTGGTTTGAATAAACCTATCGGCTAAGTCTCCAATCTTTTGACCTAAGTTATCTAATCCAAATAATTTTTTTAATATTTCTTTCATAAGTATTTATATTCTTCTGTTGCATCGAAACTTGGACATGCCTTATCAGCAAAATCTCTATGACCTTTTATAGAAGCATCAGGAGAAATTAACTTTAAAAAATATAACAAGTATTCCAAAGATTCTTTTTGTTTTTTTGTTCTTGTGTCTTTCGGTGTTTTACCGTCTTTTTCAACTCCACCAATATAACAGACACCATATGAATTACAATTTAATCCTTTTGTGTGTGCGCCACAATTATTTATTCTTCTTCCTGTTTCTATTGTTCCATCTAATAAAACTACAAAATGATAACCAATCCCACGCCATCCACGCGCTTTATGCCACCTATCAATTACTTCTGCATTTATAGAATCATCACCTTCTCTTGTTGCAGAACAATGTACGATTATATGTTTTATTTCACTTGGTATCATCTTCCTTGTCCTCTATATTTTGGTTTATATGCGTTTTGACTTCTACTTGCATTTTTTGAATGCACACCCGGTCTTTTAGTTGGTTTTTTAAAATTATATTTTGCTAATGTAATTTTAGCCATTAATTTAAAGAATCAATTACCTCTTGAATTTGTTCAATGGTAACTGTGGGTTTAAACATAATATTTCCTTCCCAAACTTTTATTGGGGTTCCATTTTCTTTTAATGCAATAAAAG